GGTTGATCGAAAAACACCACGCAATAAGCAAGAAGGATTTGTTGGCCTACAACTAACCCCCGAACTTTTAGAAAAACTTGATGCTAGAGTTAAAGAAACTACTCTTAATCGCAGCCAAGTTGTTCGACTTGCACTTATTGAATATTTAAAATAAGTTTCCCGGCGGTGTATCACGAGCTTGATGCCGAAGTCGCCACAGGGGGCAACAAAAAGCGGAACTCTTGTAGTACGCATAACAAAAACCCCTATGCTCTAGGGTTAGTTAAACGACTCAAAACGCTATATCCAGCGTGATGCAAAAGTACTGGTAGGGGGTTAAAATAAAGGGTAATCATGGCAGATAAAGATGAAGACCAAAGTTTGGTTAAATCCAACACCGAAGAAAAAATGTCGCTCAAAGCAAAACAAGCTAAAGCGATCACTAACAGATATCGTATTGTTAGATTCAGAGGTGCAGTATTGTATCAGGGTGATAATGGCTGGGAACCATTATCACATGATGAGTTCGCTCGTATCTGCTATACAGTACATGGTGCAAGCATACGGCAGACTCAAATTAAAGATTTACAGCACTTATTCTTCACTAGTTCAGAAGACCTGACTAAATTTGCTCAGTATATAGCTATGGCCGATGGTCAGGTATGGGACATGAAAACTCTTAAATTCACTGACAAAGTAGCTCATGAAGATTGCATCTACACCACTACAGTTGCACCAACTGAAGGCAGTAGTCATCGTAAGTGGCTTGAAGAAGTAACTATGGGTGACAAAGAGTTAGCTAATGATATTATGAAAGCCATAGCTCCAGTATTTATGTACAAAAAGCCGTTCGGGGTGTTCTGGTTCTTAGGCAACGGTGCTAATGGTAAATCAACTACGCTCAAAGCACTCTACGCTATATTTGGTTCTGATCCACCCTATACTCATAATCGTTGGTTCAGCCAGCTCACAGTTAAGCAAATCGAAGATGAGCGCGATACTCCAATGATTAACGGCAAACTTGGTAATATTTGCTTAGAAAGTAATGACGGCCATGTTAAAGATAGCGGTGGCTACAAAAACCTAGCTGAACACAGCACCTTCAATGTGCATCGATTTAATAGTCAAGATGGTGCACAAATAGATGGTAATATTCATACAATTTTTAATGCTAACAACATACCAACTTTTGCTGATAAAACTCAAGGTGTTCGACGCCGGACCTTCACAATTCCATTTAAAGCATCGTTTAACCAAGATAATACTTTTGATGAAAGATTATTTGCTAAAAAAGATTTTCTATCAGATTTGTTAGGTGAAATATTGCGTACTACTGTTGAACTTAGAAAACATGGTTATAGCTATGATTTCAGTGAACAAACTCTAGCAGCAAAACAAGATTATGATGAAGAAGTTAATACCGCTGAAACTTATTTTGAAGAACTAAAAGCCACTGATATTTGGGGCTTCACTAATTTTACTGATTTAACTAAAGATTATCAGAATTGGTGTGATGATCGGAGTCTTACACCACTTGGTAAAAAAGCCATAGCTCATGCTGCTAAAATTACAGGTTATGAACGTAAATCATTCAGACAAGATGAAAAACTAATTACTAGATATATGTGTGAAAATTGGAATCCAGAAGAAGTAGTGAATGTACCGCATAGATGGGGCATATTCCAGAAAATTAATAGTGATGTTGAACTGATTGAATCAGAGAATACAACTGAAGAATATGAAGATAAATTAATGAAACTATTATAATGGCTAGTCTTAAAAGCAGATTTGAAGAACTTATACATATGAACTGGAGTGATTTTGTTTTTCTTGAAAATGATAAAACAGCTACTGTTGACGATGGTGTACTTTGTTCACTCATACGCATTTGTGCTGATACTGACGACATACCGGCCATTAAACTAGCATTTGATAGAGTAGATGGTTTACTTGAAACTCCTATAGAGATCAAAGTTCCAAAATTTTATGTTCGATACGTTAATGCTAAAGAAATTGAAGCTGGCGCTAAAGCATTAGAGGCTCCAGAAAATATTGAAAAAGATAAAAAGAGTAATTATGATCCTGCAACTGCAAAATTGCGTGAAACACTTATAGAAATGCGCTCTATGTCTCAAGATGTAATACGCGTAGTTCAACTTCATAAAAACCGGATCGATAAAGGCAAAGAAACAAAACATGATCCTATGGTCAAATCAGTAATTGTCGCTAACTTATTACGCAACATTAATAAAGGTCGTTATAAAGCTATTGAACTGGTGTTTGATCAAATAGATGGCAAGCTGACTAGAACCATCAACTTACTTGGTGGTGATGATGTATATGTTGACGACTATACTGAGACAATTGCACCAGCTCATGCAATTAAAGATGAAAACGGAGTTTATATAGCTGAGAATAAGGCTATGACTAATATCTGGATTCGTGGTTTTGCTCAAAGCCAAAAAGGACTAGAATCTTTGGCCGAAGGACTTGATGATGCACAAATTTGAATTAGCTGTTAGATCTGTAGAAGAAATACTACCCCAGTTATCAACTGAAAAAATCCAAAAATGGAAGGGTATTCTTACTTCTGCTCTAATCAAGATAGATTCAGAGCTAGAATCCACCTCAGAGCATATCTGTGATGTTTGTTTATTAAAAGAATTTGGTTATCGAACAGAGCTGCCGATTGGTTGGCGACAACGAGGAGACTTGACTATATGTTTCAACCATGAGGATAATGAGATAGCTGAGGTGCTTGAAAAGGCACTAGACGCAGATAAACAACATAGCGACACTGTTGCCGAACAAAGCCTAGAGGAATTAATGAATCTAATATGAGCATCGAGTCGAGTCTCCAATCCGAGATCCGTCGTTACCTCAAGAGTAAGGGGTGCTATGTCCTAGTCACAAAACCACAACCAGGTATACCTACTGGTTGTCCTGACATTATATTTATGGTTGAGGGGTTTTGGGGCGCAATTGAGGTAAAGGATAAATCAACTGCTAAATACCAACCACTCCAGAAAGAAACATTAGATCTGTTCAATGAATGGTCATGGGCCAAGCGTGTTGATCCTACTAACTGGCTAATTGTCAGAGCTGAGTTAGACAAAATGCTATGATCATCTACCATGACGTTGAACAGGGGTCGCCAGAGTGGTTCAAATTGCGCGAAAGGCTTTGGACCGGCTCAAAGGCCATAAGACTGTTACAGGGCAAACCTATGCTACCAGACAGTGATTTTCAGGGTAATGTTCACACAAGACGCGGCCAGATGTTAGAAACTATAGCTATCATGGAATACGAACGTCAGGTACGTCGAAAAGTATCACGACATGGATTTATAACTAATACTGTATACCCGAACGCTGGCTACAGTCCTGATGGTATAGATCGTAGAATAATACTAGAGGTGAAAGCGTTTAATGGTCAGCGCCATGAAGACCTAGTAGCTGAAAAGATACCTTTAGAAGTTTTAGTACAAATTTACTTCGGTATGATTATTACCGGACTCCGTAAAGCTAAATTACTGGCATTTAATCCAGAGTATAGCCAACAGCTAACGGTGTTAGATGTGCATTATGATAAAGCCATTGGTAATAATATCCGTAAAAAACTGAAGCTAGATATGAAAAACCGCCGGACTATTTCTTGATCCGGCGGCGCTTGATTTTCTTTGGTAGTTCTTCAAAAAAAAGCTTGAAGCTATCTAATGTACTAATACAATATTCCTTGTTTAGCACCTCTAATTATAACAGATTGACAACAGGGGTAGAGTGTGGTAGTATATAGCTACTGACCGCTCCAACGAATATCAGCGTTCCAACAATTGCTATTCTCTTTTGGGGCGGTTTTATTTTGCAAACAAAAAATCCCCCTTTAGGTGGGGGTTTCTGTAGGTGGATATATCCCTATTTTGTCGTTAATCTTTATTTCTTGTTTGATGTAACTGCGAGGTATACACCAAGTAAGTTGAGACTTATGTGTTGAGGTGGAGTTTTGGGAGTTATTAATGCTTAGAAGGTACAATATCCAAATAAATGATAGCATAAGCATAATGGATGTGCTAGAATAATTGAACGTGGGATGAAGTTTACAGGGGTGTAAACTAAAATAAAGCGCTGTGCGAGGGCGCTTTATTTTATTTATAGAGGTAAAAAACTAGATTTTTTTGGCTAGTCCGGCGGCACCAGATGCTACCAAACCGGCTGAAATACCTTGTGCGATGGTAAGATCAGGCACGAAACCTAACGGACCATCTACCAAAGCCCATAGCAAGCCAACTAGTGCTGCTACAACCACTGTTACAAATCCGGTTACTCTTGGTGATAGATCTTTAAGAGCATCTACAACACCAACTACGATTAAACCTACTACTACTACTGAACTTAGAGCTTCCATAATTCAAATCTCCTTATTTTACGTCAATTACATCTGCTTTATTGATCTTGAGATACGTTCCAACTGGTACATTACCAGATGGCTTTTCTGCTAACGCTTTGACTTTCGCGCCTAGATCATCATAGGTCTTTAGAGCGCCAACTATATTAGCGGCTTGACCTATTGAAGCAAGACGTTCTTTGCGTTCACCGGCAACCCTGAAACTATCAAACAACTGATTAGTTGTCTTGCCTTTGTGATACTTATTAAATTCTTCTTCCGGCATATCGCGGAATAGAAGCGATTGTGCGTATATATTTGCTTGTTCGTAAGTTGCTGGTTGCATACTAGGATCTCCTTGTTCATTATAACTCTTTAATCTATAAACGTGTGCATCGCGCCGCCATGACTCTGTTTCACTACCAATACGTGAAGCGTATACCCAAGCGCCATCAACAAGTTTTCGTTGAACACCGCCAAGATTTACGTTCTGTTCAAATACTCTACCACCGCTCAATTGAACAGCGATATGACCATATTCACCGTATTCATAACAAATAATATCACCACGCTTACGCTGGCTATAGGGTACTTCTACTGCATGACCTTGTGCTACAAGCGTTTTACCAACATATCTACCATGACCTCTAGCAGAAAAAGGACTAGGTACAGATGTCATTTCAGCCATAAACCACTTTACAAGGGTTACGCATTGACCAGTCAAATTGCCATCTAACGGAGTGTTATTGTGTGCTGGAAAGAAGATATTTAAACGACCAACGGTATAATCGTCAGCGTTAGCGGCTACTGCCATCTTCGTCTTCCTCTGGTTCAATGGCTGGCGCTGGTTTGTCTACTGGCTTTTTAGTCATAGTAGTATTCTACTTCATTAATTGTGCTATGAAAAATCCTATTAAACCACCAAGAGTAGTACAAGCTGTTGCAACTACTACCATTTGTGCTTTGATACCAGATACACGACTCTTGAGATTATCAACAACAGTGTTTAATTTCACGATGTCCTTATTCAATTCAACAATTTGACCGGCATATAAACCGTTTTGCTTGTCTATAGAGCTTGTGAGTCGGTTAGTTTGCACTTCTAACTCCTGTCTAAACTCTTTGCTAAGTCTTTTTTCTTGTTCAAGCAGAGAGTTGTCAATGAGTAGTTTAATTTCATCTTTAGTAGGGTTCATTTCACTATCCATGTTAAAAGACTTTTCATTTTTAGTATTTTATAATCTTGTTTAGTATTATGGTTGGCTGCACGTTATTGTGTGCGCCACCGCCACCGGTGTTACCAGTGACTTGACCAACACCAGTAGATCCAGTGTTTAGTCCGGCTGTTCCTGTTATACCAGTCGCACCACCGGCAGCAGATGCTACGGTTTCTTGGTGATGGTGCGCTGGTATTTGAGCTTCGGTAAGTGTGTGTGTTTCAGCACCACCGGCAGCGCCAAAGGTATCACCATTTACGCCACCGCTTGCACCAGTAAGACGGTTGGCACTTGTGCCACCCATATCATCTTGACCGGCTACAACACGACCACGCAAGTCAGGTACAACAAAGTTTGTGTTATTTGTACCACCAAAAGTATTACCAATAACATCAAAAAGATCTTGGTATTCAGTGTTAGCACTAGCATCTAGCGCTTGACCATAACAAAGAAGCCACCCTGTAGGAGCGGCTGTACCGGCATAGTCTAAAACTGAACCAACTGGTGTAATTAAATCAAGAGTAGGTTGATTGCCGGTAATAGGTGCATTAGCTTTGAGATTACCTGTGTCTTCGTGAGCAACATCTAGCACTTCAGCTACGTTATCACCCCATTGAGTAGTAGGCCGAATAATTACAATATCGCCTACTTGACTACCAGCATCTGTATAGCCAGGTGCTATATCATCTATTTCAAGATTTGAGCCGTCTACGTGTCCAGTAAAATCAACACAAGTATCTTCAGATATAACAGTAATGACTTCAGATGTAATTGGATCAGTGAAAGTATGAGGTGTACCCATACTACCAGCGAAACCAGCAGCATTTATACCAAGTACAGTGTCTACATCTATTGTTGTTGCACCTGGAGAACGAGAATTTTGAATAGTTGCAACACTAGCATTTTGAGCACCATCACTAGCTTTTATTAATTCAATTGAAGCCATATGTATATTTTAGCATAGGGGAGCTTTTACACTCCCCTATACTTTAAACTCCAAATTAAGAGTTAGTTCGTTCTAGGGTAGCAATCGCATCAGCTTTGAGACCAAATACGAAGACATCACCACGAGCACGAAGTTGAAGTTCAGAACCACCATGTCCCGGAACATCCTTGATGAGTTTCATACCGCTGCCAGTAGCAGGGTCCATCTTAGGAGTAACACGAATCACAGCGCGCTTATCAACGATAATGGCGTCATAAGTGCTTAGGAACAGACTGTCATCAGCTTCAACAACCATAACACCATCAACTGGTCCGAGAACACCGTTCTTACCAGCTGTGTAACCAAGATCAGAACCATCAAAACTTGTTACAAGAGCTTTGAAAGTGTCAGCTACAGCATAAGGAACCCAAGCAACCATATTGCCAGGACGACCACCACCGTTTTTGACTTTAGAAACAGTATTGAAGAACTTGAGCTTGATACTATCAGTACCAGAAACCCAGGTAACTTTATTACCAGCTGGACGAGCAGCAACTATCTTGGTGATAGCGTAAGCATCAAAATCAGGGATGAACTTGTCATATACCCAAGTTCGAGCGAATTTACTAGCCAATGAAGCAAGAGGAGTATCTTGTTCAAGAGTGTCCTGAATACGAAGGAATTTGTACTTGTTGTAAGCAAGTGTCATATCCTGGTTATCAGTTTCTGCAAGAACAACAGTCTGCGAAATTGCAGTCTCATCATAGCTACCGAGAGAAGCCTCAGAAATATCATAATTTAGTAAACGAACAGTTTGTGCTGAAGTCCAATCAACGCCATTAGCGTCAAGGTGCTTTGCAACGAAAGATGCCTTTTCAAGAGGTACATCTAGGATCGAGCTAGTTTTAATGCCATATTCACTGGCCATAAAGATAACCTTCTTTCTAATCAAAAATTAATATATTTGTCTTGTCTTCTGTTAATGCTAACTATAAGCTATTTAGAATCGTTGTGCAAGAATAAATGGCAAGATTTGCACAGCCAAATTACATTCAGAGCATCTTTATAGTCATTATGATGACCATCAATTAGTTTTGGCTGCTTTTTCTGCTTGCATTTAGAACAATATTCAGGCTTTACTAAATATCCAATGCTCAAAGCATAGGTAACTATTTTTCTAGCCTTAACCTTTTCAGGATATTTAGTTTTTGTTCTTTCTTGTATCTGTCTAATAACTTCTCGACCACGATCTGTTTTTCTGTAAGCATATTGTCTTTCATTATTACATGTTCTACACAAGTAGTATTGAGTTGTCGCGGTTTTTGTCTGTTTTATCAATGCAACATTAGTAGCTTTACATTTACCGCAGTATTTTTTATGAATCATATAATTCAGTATAGCAGAAAGGTATAACAGAATCTATGCTATACTAGTTTCAAATGCAAGTACCAGCGCACAGATTCCCACTTCGACCATATCAGAGAGAGATTGTTGAAGCTTTTAATGATCCAAAGATTGATGAATTACTACTTGTTATTGCTCGTCGAGGGGCTAAAACTACCACTACTTACAGTGAGGGCATCGTGCCAGAGCTAGTTAAACAGGTTCAAACAGCAGTCGCGGTTTATCCAACAGCTAAAATGGGATTTGATAACTTCTGGACTAACATTGAAGATGATGGTTTCAAAACCCTTAACCACATGCCCCCAGCACTATTATCTCCCTCTGGTCAAAGTAATTCAGATGACGATATGCGACAAACATTGACCAATGGCTCAATATTCAGGCTACTTGGTGCAACTAATGTTGAAGCCCTGCGTGGAGCAAACGGCAAAATTTATTGGTTTGATGAATTTGCCGATCAACCAATTGAAGCTGTCAACGTGGTAGCACCTATCACTGAACGCAACAAAGGTAAGCGTATTTACACTGGTACGCCTAAGATCGATGGTATCAACGGTGAAACAATGCACCGTATGCACGAATCATTCAAGAACGACAAAACTGGCACCAAGTATACCTGTTATATCGACGCCACACACTATATGACTGATGAGGAACTAGAAAAGACTCGACAAGGATATATTTTGCGTAACGGTAATGACTTCAAATTCCGGCAAGAAATGTTACTTGATTGGGGTCAGGCTTCAGCAAGCAGTTATTACGGTAATATAATGAGTAAAAAGGATAAAGACGGTACTATTGGTGAATTTGCGCATAATCCAGCATACCCAGTTTATACAGCTTGGGATCTTGGTAAATCAGATAGTATGGTTATTCTTTTCTTTCAATACTTTAAAGACAAAATACGCATTATAGATATGTTTGAAACAAATAATATCGGTTTAGATAGTATTATTCCTGTATTACAAAGTAAACCATATAATTACGGTTGGCATTTCCTACCTCACGATGGCACAGTAGCTAGTCTAAACGATAATGTAAGTCGTATAGCTTACTTACATAGTAAAGGTATAAAAAACGCTTCAACACTCAAACGAGAAGGAGTAAGTATCGGTATTGGTCGTGTAAACGATTACTTGCCAGATACACTTATAAATCTTGGTACAACAGGTGCGCTATCTCAAAAAATTAGAATATATAAACGTAAAATTAATCCTCAAACTGGAGATTATATTGGTCCAGATCACAAATCTGAAAGCCACATAGCAGATGCGTTACGTTATTTATTTAATGCAATACATCATTATTGGGATGAAAAAGGAGAATTTATTTATTCTCCTGAATCGAGCCAACAAGAATACGCTAGTGATCTAGCAAGGGTTACTTTTTACTAGGTTTTTCTGGTTTGCCACTAATATCTTGAAGATATTGCTCCTCAAAAGGTGTCTCATCTTCATCTGCACGCTCTTTAGCAGAACGTATTTGTTCACCATAAATAGCAAACAAAATTTGAGTAGTAGTAGGACTTTTACCACCATTTCTGGAAGCAATAGTCTCCATTTTAGCTTCATTTCTACGAAAAGCCTTAACTTTATGTACCCACTCTGGAGCAAGTCGCCATTTGTAGTCTTGACCTCGAGAAGCATTAATTCCCATATCAGAACTATTTATGAATCCCATAATCTGTGGTTCAAGTTTGGCATAAAGTATTTCACCACTTTTTATATTTATGAACGGTACTCCCTTCGGTCCTTCTTCTTTTTCGCGCGGTGCTACTACTGTTGGTTTATCTTCCATTTATATCTCCCTTGCTAATTCTTTAACTACTTGTTGTGAAAAATCATTTGGATCATCTACTGGCGATGTACCACCATCACCTGATTCATCTAAACGATCATCGGTTGAAGGCTTTGGTGGTTCGGGTGGAGTTTCGGGTGCTGGTGGGGTAGCACCACCTTGTGCTTCAAAAACTTCTTGATATGGTGCAAGATAATCATCATACCAATCCATAACATCAGGAGAATCTAAAATAACACCTTTATCTTTATCAACCTTTACACGTTCCATAAGTTTTTTAAATACTCTATCTTGCAAACCAGGATATTTCTCTTTTAATCCATCGAATAATGGTTGATATTTTTGCAATACTGCAATTCCATCATTTTTAAATTTAATAGTAGTTTCAGCAATACTTTGAACCTGATCTTTGATTTTTTTTACTTCATTATCTAATTTAAATTGTTCATTCATAAGCCACTGTGCAGCTTCATCGGTTGTCATTTCAACACCTTGAGCTTGAGCAGCTGCAATTACATCAGCTGGAGTTTTTAACGGTTTACCATCTGAAGTTTCAAGTACGTTCGATAAACCATCTGGATAATAAGATTCTAATACTTCTTTAGTAGTTGTTTCTAGCTCTTTACTAGAACTGCGTTCAGTTTGAAGTAAATTAGTAACAACCTCTTGAACATCATCCTTGGTTAGAGGTTTAGCTGTTTCGTCCGTCGTAGACGGCGTTGCTGGATCTTTAGGCGGTTCAATGCTTTCTTTCGGCTTTTCCGCATCATCTGTTGGTGGTTCTTCGGCCTTGGGAGCCTTTTTAGGGGTTTCTTCTTTTTTTGGCTCATCAACTGGTTTTACCTCCTCTTTAGGTGGCTCAGTCGGTGGCGTTGCTGGAGGAGTAGCTGGGTCGCCTGCTGGTGGTACAGCTGAAGCCTCGTCTAAAGCCTTAAATGTATCTTCGTTAAAACCATCATCTTGTGCATCTGCCATTATTTTAACTCCCCTATCTTATTATCTACTTCTGTTTTAATAGTTCTTAAATGATTAACTACTTGTTTGGCAACAGCAATTTGCTGGCCAGGATTAAGTTTGGCTGATTCAGTAAGATCAATAACATCTAGGGAATTATGTTCAACAATAGCTTCTTCAAGATATTTTTGAACTTTAAATAAAACCGATTTATTCGGTTGATCAGTGTCTTCAGTTTGCTTATCTTCTTCAGGAGTCGCAAAATCACTAACCGTATAATCTATATCTTCGTTTTGTCCTGCTGCCATAGGTACCTATATTTGTACCATTATGGTAATGGCTGAGTCAAGTCAGGTGATGGCATAACAGGAGTTTCAGGTACTTGATTTAATGCAGTAGATAATTCTGGAGCAGTTTCATCAAGCAATTTATCTTCTACAACTTTCTTTTTAGCTACAGCTTCAGGATCATTAGGATCAGTAGTTTGACTCATAACAGTAACAGCATCTTGCAAATCAGCACGTTTCTCATCTGACCACTGTTCTTTACTCATAGTAGTATCAACAGTTACATCAATTTCCTGGATATAATCATAAAGCTGGTTCCAGTCAACTTCTAAACCGTTAGGATTTTTATCATCAGGAAAAGCCTCTGGATTAATACGCAAGATATCTTCACGAGTAGCATCATCAACATAAATTGTACTCATACCCTCTTGTTCAGACAGATAAAGATCAAGTCCAGACAAGATATATTGGCACAAAAACTCTTGAATAATATTAGTAATCTGCTGAATTGCATCATCTATACCAGCTTTTTGAGTCGCAGCACCAACACCAGTTTTAGATTCACCGATAGCACCGAGAGACTGACCAGGATTCATACCCATCATATTCTGAATTTGCTTGGTAATTTCTTGGCTAATCTGTGGATATTGCTGACTAGTAGCTGTATCTAGGGTTAGAAGTGTGATCTTGGAATTAGGATCGCTAGAACTGATAACACCACCACTCTTTAAAGCTGTAGCACCTGTAAATACACCCATTTTTACCATAGTTGGCTTACTGTTATAGAGCCATGTAGTTGCTACGTTCTGACGTAATGCCATCAAGAAGTTCTGATTAGGACTGGCTAGACGAACTCGACTGTCACCAAATGGTGATAATTCAGCTGGATCAATGACCAAGAACAGTGTGCGAGGAAAACCAAACTTAGATCGATTAGGAACCTTGCGTAAAATTTGATTAATACTAGGACTAAAAGTTTCAATAGGTACATTACTATCAGGAGAATATCGAGTCATTAGATCATATGTATCAGTACCGGCCTCAATCTTACTTTGTTCCATAGGTGTAACATATTCTGCATAATCTGAAGAACCAGAACTATCTGGTCCAATAGCTAAAAGAGCCTTGAGTGCTGGGATATTCCAGGTAGAAGCAGAGCCTTTGTTCTTTTCACGATCATAAATAGCTTGAAGCTTACCAGGAGTCATTTTAGTACGAATCTGAAAGTATGAACTATGACTCCCTTCTTGAACACCTGGCTCAATTATAAAGTCATTAAAATGAATAAGCTTTGGTATGATACCGAACTGACCATAGAGTTTTGTACTGGTCACTTGAAAGACATTAAAACCACGAGAAAGTGAACCACGACCTCCAAGATGGAGTATGTTTATAAATCCTTTACCAAAAGTAATGGGATTAAGTAAAACTTTTTCTACCCTGTTGCGACAAATAATAGCCTCAACTGTACTTGATGAACCATTAATAGCTACTGATACACGAGGCATCTGCTTAACGGCTGTACGCATGATCTGACGTACAATGCCAGCTACTGTAGTATCACCAATGTTAGGATTTTTACCAGTAGCGCCATCATATTGAGCATTAGCTATAGTATCGAGACGTTTGAAATCTCGAATAGCATTATCAACAAATTCTTTACCTTTTTGCCATTCTTGAAGATACTGAGTGACTTTTTGATCGGGAGTAACTTTAGTTTTATCCATGATTATACTATATCACCTATCACGCCAATGTTTACACCTTCAAGAACACCGTTCACAACCTCAAACGAAGTGTTTTCTAGTTCACTGGCTACTCTAAACTTAACTTCATTAATAACAGGATTAGGCAATCTGATCCGGCAGCGCTTTTTAATCTTTAACGAGGCACTATTCTCACCAGCAAAAGGCATTGGAGTAGACCAATTAATCACGCGGTTATTGAATGATTGATATAACAAACGAGGATTACCCCAACCACCAAAGAAATTGCGTGTATGCGAACCGTTCGTAAAAGTTTTACGCTTAGTCTTAACTTTACCTTTTTTATTTACATACGAAATATCAATAACAACCGTACCTATAAATCCAGCTAGATAAATAACAGCTTGAGTAGCTGCAAAAAAAGTGTTTCTAGCTTGATTACCAGCTAATAACGCGCCCTCAACTACTACTGGATAAGGGGATGAAGTGCCATCACTTTCTTCATCTTCAGCAACATAAGTTTCAGCCAATTTAAAAAACTTATTACCCTGACGAATATACATAAAGCTATCACTGTTAGGTGGAGAAACTGCACCAAGCCAATCAGCAAGTATGTCCCAAATATACCATTTAGGTTTTTGTTTATTAGATAAATCATATACAAGTATCTGATTATTATAATTATACCCCTGAGAAGGCACAGTAAACATAACAAGATTATTCCAAGGAGCGCCCACAATCTTATCAAAACTAGCATTTTTAATAGTCGAATAAGTCCTTTGGACCGCTTCACTAACAATAGAAGGCGAAAGTACATTTTGAAGATCTGTCTCAGTTTTGATCGAAGTAATACCATCAGATGATGGAAATAGTAACTGACCTAAGTAATTTACCACTCCATAACGAGCATAAACTGCAGAAGCACCAGCATTAAGATCATCAGCACCCCAATACTGAATAGTAGTATTACCATAAGTAAGTGTTTTCAAACTGATAATCTGTTGCTTAGAAACACCTTCAGTACCAGAAAATAGAGCTAGGAGATTAGGTATGTTCTGGTTATTACGAAAGCCAATGACAGAAGTAGGATAGTAATTCGTACCCTTCAGGAGCGGCAAACGTTGCGCGCCGTTATTAGCTCCGAAGGATACGCCATCATCAGTTAGACCACCGAAATATAGGTCATAAGGATTGTCTGGATCACCATACAGTACAGGTATACTGCCTACCATAGTTCCGGCAGCGGCCTTAATACCAGCAGTTGAGTTGGTGTCTGGTGCAGTATTGTATGAAATATCAAATGGAATTGAACCGTTATCAACAAAACTGGCCTCACTAGTAGGAATATTAGACCTCAACATGGCTAAATCGCTTGCAACAGGTGTTGTGCCTTGCAAGGCTATTGCAGCGTACAAGTTACGACTTGTAGCACCAGCTGGCGGTGTATCGTTGAATGTAAGTGTTAAATATTCAGTTCCATCACTAGCCCACGTTGAACGACTTTTTGATACTGCCTGAGAAAGTATTGGACTAATAGCAGTTTCTCCACCACCATCAGAGTTGTAGGTATAAGCATAGTACACCCTAAAAGCACCAGAAGTAGATATGCCTGTAGCAGCAGCTGTGATAGCTGGAACAGGATCAAGAACAGCTGTAAATTGAGTCATCGTAAGATCTGACAAATTGATATAACGAAGCGTATCCACACCATTCATACAAAATAGAATGTCATTTACACGCAAAAAGGTAGTAATGACACCTTCTGTAGTAGTTATTGCATTAGAACCACCACAAGAGGTCCAAGAAGTATCATTAGGTTGACAATATTTTACTTCTTCATCATCAGCTATAAAATGATAAATTTCACCATCATAATAAACAGTTGCAACTTCACTATTAAAACCTACTACATCTGGCAACCACTTTTTTAAACTAAGCCGTTTAGTAGCATTATTAGATGAATTAATACGGACATTTCGCCCATAACTCATAGCATCAGGTGGAATATTGTAATCACCACGTTCATCAAGACCACTAGCAAAAGATAGCATCTGAGCCGGTGTAACGATCTGAGCGCCTTTTACTTTTACTGGATCAGGAACAGCCATTACCAGACCTCAAATCCGCTTGGGAAGCCTTCCATCCGCATAAAATCAACTTCATTAGTTGCATTATTAATACTAACTGCTTTATTTAATTCATTTGAATACTTCTGAGCAAAACTAGGACTAAGACTTACTTTAGTAACATCTGCTAGAGTATTATTTTTAGCTACACCAAGAACAGCTAGATTTGGACTATAGACTAATTCAAGTGCAGTATCATCAGTACGAGTAAGATCAGGTATATACTCAACTACGTCTAAGATAAGTTGAGCACCAACTTCTTCAGTTTTAGGAACACGCGATAATACTATATTACGACCAACAAAAGTAGCTCTATCCGGTCTAGTTAATTCATCATCTACAACTCTTTGATTAGGATCTACAAGTTTAAATTTAGCTATTATAGTTCCATCAGATAACACTACTTTAAGATATTTATCCATATCTATAACTGGAGTACGATAGTCATCTGGCAATTCAAAAGAGAAAGTAGTAGTATTTGCAATTGTTGCTAAAACGTAATCATTTACTCTTACACTATTCCAATATGCTTCTGTTTCATATTCATCTTTCCAAAGATTGAAACCCATAATAAAATTGTTTTCAAACTCAATTAAATCATCACCAGTATCATCATTTGTAGCACCGTTAATAGTGTAATAAGTTTTTTGAGCAAGTGAACGAATATTATCGATTGCAGCCATAATACTATTCTACCCTGAACTGCTTATCTTATGAACTATATTAGGTCTAGTCCGTCTAATAACAGGTACGGCACCAGATTGACTATCTATGCTGTCATACTCTTTAAGTCTTGGTGCAAATGATCCATCTTTCAATGTACCAAAATCTGTATCAATCTTGCGCGCACCTCCTCGACCACCTCGACCACCACCTCGACCTTTTCCTTTTCCTGAAGATTTAGCAGCATATTTAGGTTCATTCATTTTACCTTTGTAATTATCTGAAACCTCATTCTTGGTCATTAATTCATCCATTTTCCAAAGAGTTTCATACATTTCTGGATCATAATCATCATCTTCTGGATCACCCATATTTCGCCATTCAGTTAAGCTTGTATCGTGATAACCCTTAATCAGATCATAAGGAATTTGATTATCTCTATAAACTTCACCTTTTTTAATAGCAATATCAATTTTTTCAAGATTACTTGGTTTGACAGTTTTATCAGCTTCCATCAAATCACGTTTCATCTTCAATACAGCTAGATTAGTATCATACTGCTCACGTTCAAGATAAGGTGTATCTGTGCCTGTCTGACTAACGCCTTTCACCAAACCTTCTTTTAATGCCTTAACTTCACTTTTATCAAGCTGTTGACCTGAATTAGCTTTTTTAAAAGCATCAAGAGCACTACCTTCAAGCACACCGTCAAGATTTTCATCTTTCAACAAACCATATTTATCAATTTTTTCAACCTGAGAATTGATTTCTGCATCAACTTTTTCGCTGTTTTCAATACCAGCTTTTTGTCCTACTGAACGCGCTCCACCATATGTCTGAAGAAGATTAGGATTTTGTATTGGTTCCCCAGTACTAGATAACTTATCTGGAATATCAGATTGATTATTTGCAATAGGTATACCAGAAATAACTTGATCATATACATTACGCCAAAAACTTCTAGTCGTAGTATCATTTGCTGTTTCATCTAACCCTTTAGCTGTTTGATTCAAAAATGAACCAGCAGGAATAAACGAACGTATAGTACTAGCTACAAAGTTTTTATCTTGATTAGTAGTAGAATCACCAGCTACAAGCTGTAAAAATCCATAAGCTTGATCTGTTGGAAGTAGCTTAGATATTTTCTTTCGATCAGTAAACATATCAACTACAGCTTCTGGACCACCTTCTTGATTTTGAGCTGCCACAATAAGAGGTAAACCAAACATACCAAAACCTTGTGGAATTGGTTGCCAAGTGTCACCAATCTTTATAGATAATTCACTCTTACCTTCATCAATCCACCTCTGACGCTCATCTTTATCTTCTGGGTAGAATCCTGATACTCTATCCGCACTAGCAAGTGCTGTACCGACAGTTAAAGCAGCGAGTCCTGAACCAGCTTCTTTCAAAGCACGATCCAGAGCTAATGCCGCCCCTTGCTTGTCCCCTTTAAGTGCTCTAACACCACTTTCTGCTGCTGATGGTAGTCCAAGCATAAGTCGTTTACCTGATTGAACAAAGAAGTTAGCCGTTGCAGTTGGATATCCAAAACCAATACGAACCATACCCTTTGCTAAACTATTTGCTGCATTTGGTGGTAATGCTTTACCTAACCAATCTGCCAATCCTTTAGACAGAGCAGATTCAATTTTCTGAGTGTTTTTATAGATACCAGTTAAACCACTAGATTTCATAGCTGTGTCCATGAATATTTGACCCATATCATCTGGATCTGTCATGCGCATAAATTCAGCATCATTTTTAAGTCTTTCACCTGTAAGACCTTGATCTTTCAACTGATTTTTATAGTAAGCTTTCAAACGTGATTGTGTAGTAGAATACAAACTAGTTTCACCAGCCTGGTTGATAGTAGTACCAAAATTTTGTGATTGCTTCATCACATTCCCACCAGCATAATTTGAGCGTCTTTTAATATCACCGACCATTTTATTGAATCCTTCTTTGCGTCCAGCCCATGCACCAGAACGATCAAAACCACCAACATTCTCACCAGTTATACCTTTAACTATCTTGGCTCTTAGGTTCGCACCTACTCTATTTTCAATACCAGCTAGTTCTGTACCAACTAAGTTTCGCGCACCAGTTGCAGGACCGCTTAGTTGGTTAGCAGTTACATAGTCCATCATGTTTAATTCAGCTTCTTTTTCTAAGTCATCAACAACCTTAGCTGCATTTTCTTCTTTAGAGCCTTTGAGAACCCTTCGAGCTGTGTCTACCTCAGTAGTTTTCGCAGCTAAATCAGCATCAGTCTCAGCTTTACGAGCTTTTTTCACAGCATCAAGATCAGCAGCGGAATGAGTAAGCTTATACTGTTCTTCAGCTTGTCGAGCAGTATCTCTAGCAGTAGTGAACTTAGTATTAGCAGTTTCGATAGCTTTGTAATCGGCATCAGATAGTTTAGTACCATCTGTTAGAGCATTATCTATTTTACTGATTGTACGAGCAGTTAAAGTATCAGCACTAGCAGATTTACGAATTGTACGAGGAATAAGTGCTAATCCTCTAGCTAGATCGCTCCGGCCAGCCTTTTCAAGTCTATCAAGTAATCTATACTTATCACTTGTAGCAGCATTAGGATCAGCTTTTTTTAGATTTTCTTTTGCAGCTGATATTCTACGCCTGTCACCCGGAGTTAAACTCTTTTTTGTGACCACTTCATCAAGTAGATCATCAGTTGAACGATTCGCCATTTCTTTAGCACCAGCTTCAGCTTCAGTAACCCTACTAGCACTTTCTGATACATTACCTTTTTTGCCCTGCCTAAATTTGCCTGTTGAAGCAAAACCTTCAGGTTGACCTTCTATACGAATAGCTGGTGAAGCTGATTCTATACGAGCTAAAGCTTCAGCTGTGTCTTCTTGGGTTTTAGCCATTTGACGAGCTAATTTACGCTGGTTTCGAGCAGCAGCAACTTGGCGTTTAGTAAACTGCTTAGGATTATCTAATACTTCTTGAACTTCTTTTGGTAATGGCGCTGGTGTTTTAGCAACAACTTCACTTTTAGCTGCCATAGGTTCAGTCGCATTAGTAACGCGAACAGTACCAGGGGTTTCTGGTAGCCCTTGTGGTACTACGGTGTTATCTGTAACTGGTATGTCAGTAACTTGCTTTACTTTTATTGGCTGACCCAGTGGCGCATTAGGACGTTCCCCCCGAACCAATAGATCTTGCACCTCTGGATCTGCTGCATCATTGAAGGCTTTTTGAGTTCCAGAATCAGCCTTGCCAGCACGCAGCTGACGTTCTGCTTCTTCACGCCATGCCGCCTTATTCATACGACCTTTGCCTAAGCTCGGATCTCTAAAGTTGTTAGAAGTTCGTATATAGCCATTAGCACCATCAGGTATCAATTGGGTGCCATTACCTTCACCTACATCACGAAGCATGGCCGCATAATCATCAATAACTTGATCTTGATTCCTAGCAACAACGGCTTCATCCAATATGAATGGAGATTCACCCTGACGAGGTGTAACGCCTTCAATACGTCGATCTGGACGACCTGGAGCCTGTTCACCAAACCGTCGAATCTGTAATTCTTCTGAAGTTGGCATACGACCAGGTTTAGTAGCATCACCAGCAAAATCTCGAATTATTGGCTTTGGTGGAGTCTTTACTGTTACTGGTATATCAAGATTATCCCCTTCAACTTCTCTGACTCGTATATCTCTAACATCACGAACAGGAATGTTAGTAGGTGGTTTTTGAATATCAGCTATATCGGCATCAGAAAGTAAGTCATTAATTACAGTTGGTGAACGACGAGGTGGACGTTTACCTATAGGAATTTCACCAGTTTCATTTGGTACTTTTCTAAAAACATTTAACAACTTATCTAGTAAGTCTTTTTTTACTAACGTTTCACTACCTTCTCCAATTACCTCTTCCGCTGCTTTTTTCTTACCACCACCAGTTACTAAATCAAGAAGACCCAACCCAAGAAGAATAGGAGCGCCAGATTTCTCTACTACATTAGCAGTCTTTTTGAAACCACCTTCTCTAAGAGAACCGGCAAACTCAGGAGCTTGTTGCTGATATGTTTTAACTGGTTCATCACCATACAAAAATTTACTCACTGAACCTTTACCATTACCAAAAATTTTTCCCTTACCTTGAGAGAAAGTTCCTGGTTTAACATTCTCTTTTCCATATATTCCTTGAGCGCCATATTCTAAACCAGTACGAACAGTCTCATCTACACCTCTGACAGCTTGTTTAGCAACCCAAATAGGAAGATCAACTTGTAATTTTTTAGGAGTTAATGCTATTTCACGAGCTACTTCTCTGACAACATTTGGCTTCTTTATTGGTTGTGTACCTAATGCTCGCTGTGCCTGTTCATTACGCTGATTCTGATTAATTTTGCCAGCTGCAAAAGAAGTTTGGATTCTTTCTAACTCAGCTTTTTTCTGCTCATTACCTGTTTTTGGCTTAATAACTGTACCTGGTTTTGGAGGTGGTGCTGGTAATGTTGGTTTATTGAAAACAGGTACAATCCCTGGTTGATTTTGACCTAAAGTTAAATTTTTATTTACATCAAATACATTGACTGGTTTTTTAACTTGTAATGGTTGGTCCAAAGTATCTGGTTCAGTTTCAACTGATCGATTAGCACGAATAGCCCGATTACGGATTTTCTGTTCTTCTTCATCTTTTTTCTTCTTTTGTTGACGACGTTGAACTTCACCTTTTCGGTCCCAGGGTGTAACCCAATCAATCGCTCTAGTAAAGAAGTTAGCCATAAGGCTATGCGCCTACTGGGACAGCTTCTTCTCTACGACGACGCTCATTCATAGTGAATATACCAGAACCAACTTGTCCATCTGGAGCTATAGTAACACTAGGTTGAGTTGGATCTGCAAAAGCAGCCAGCTCTGGAGCCTTAACAGTAACTGGGGAAGTATCGTATGGACTAACTTGAGTACGACTATTAGCAGCAATTCTAGGTGTAATTTCACCAGCACGAGCCATCCAAGAATTAGCATTATTTGTATCACCAGCTTCACCATAAAATCCAGCCATTTTACTAAATAGATCTTGCAAGAGTGTATCACTATCACGACGAACAGCACGCTCATTATTTACACGAGTATCATCAGCCAATTGGCGCTTACGTTGTAGTTCAGATATAAATCCACTTAATGAAGTGTCAAGAGCAGTCTGATTTTCCTGTCTTGTATCAGCACCAGTACGAATATCATTAGCAGTTACACCACCAACAGTTTCACGCGCTTGATCTTCAGCAGTTCCACCAGCAGCACCAGTGCCTCTAAGTAAGTTCATCAAACCACCAAGTCCTTTAATACCGGCACGAATTGAATCCATAAAATTAGAATCATAATTTAACTGGTTAGTAGTTGTAGACTGATCATATGTTTTGCGTTGGCCTTGTTCTTGAACATCAAATTCTTTAATAGTATTGCCATATTTAGTAGCTTCAGCAGCTAAAGCAGCTTCAAGAAGACCTGGAAGTTGATCAATTGTAAGTTGAGTATTGCTTATACCAGCCTGGTTAAGAACTGGTGCTGGGGCGCCACCTCCACCTCCACTAGACACACGAGGTGCTGACGAACCGCCTGATTGTACTGGTCCACTTGGATTAGCTATACGAGTTGCATAACCAGAACCATATTGAGCAGAATATGAACCATCAGCCTGAATACCCGATGGATTAGCTTTACCAAGGTCTTTTACACCACTACCATCTTTTAGATATACATTTCCGTTATTTCCTATCCAATATGTTGCCATGAGAATTTCCTTTTAGAATTACACTCGAATTATATCACTTCTTATGGTTTTTCAATAGAGCCTATTCCTCTATTTGTTTGAGCAATTCCCTGAAATTTTCTCTCGACCGTTTCAAAATAGCCGTATGCTGTTCAAGTGCGGCTATATTCGCCTTTGTTTGGTCAACGGCTTTGTCGTTCTCTTCGATTTTATTAGTAAGATTAGCTATGTTTTGAATCAAGTCTTCCTTCTGAAAGGTGCTAGTGACTGTTTCCTTGAGCGTAACCGTACCTTCGACCACTTCCAGCTCTGCATTGCCGTTCGCCAGTTTAGTTGATAGTGTTGATTGATCGTCCATGATTTTCTCCTATGTACTTAATGGATATATTTTAACTGTTGAGTGCCACGTAATGTTATTATTTGTAGCACCAGTTACTCTAACTCTAGCAGTTCCACCTGTCACATCAATAGTACAGTCCCATCCGGCCTGATCTTCGGCTGTATGAACAGAAGTAACTGCACCCACTATTGTAGCTGTGCCACCAACATCTTTAACGGTAACAATTCGCTTATAGCTTGCAGTATCATTAGCAGTTCCACCTGAACCGCCAGTCCGTCTAGCAGTAACCGTTGCTTCAATATGATAACTATATCCACTAGCAATAGTGAGACTTTGTAAAGTCGTTACGGTTGCATCGGTAGTTGCTACTCGGTTTTGGAATATACGCTCACTAGGATCATCATTAGTTGCCTGAGTCTCAAATCTAAAACCCTCTACCCCTAGTTGTCCTGACGGTTGCTGAAATGCTATTAGTCTAGGAGTTGTAGCATTAGCAGCAGAATAAAGAATTACTTTATTGCCTGTACCAGCCGCGGTTACTGAAAACTCTAGTCTCACTGGCGCGTTAGTAGCGGTTGCTGCTGCATCTTGAACAACTTTCATTTGAGCTACTTCACCACCAGTAAACGTAGAGGGTAGGTTGCCAGTTTGATAACCAAGCCCACCGAAAGTAAAAATATTATCACCTGATTGAGTAGCTGTAGGAGATGCAAACGAACCGCGCGACATCACACCGAATAACTGTGCACCATCAGTTCCACCGTTATTGTGGTTAATAACACCGAATACTGTGCCCTGACTTGCAGAAGTAGCATGTTGACCAATCACGCTGAAATCAGCTATTCCAGCAATAACACTCTCTAAAAATGGAGAGAGGTTAGCTATGTTTGTTGCGTTGATCATTGTCTGACCGTTCAGCCTAATATCATCAGGACTGGTAGTCTGTATACCAGCTGAATATGTTTCAGAGTAAGTGGTAAATGTTGAAATTGCTAAATCGGTCTTAACTTGAGCTATAGTTCTTGCAGCCCACGCGCTCGATTTTGCCTGTAAAAAACTATCAGTAGTAGCAGTTAGACCAGCAATAGTTGTTAAATCAGGATCTAATGGCTG